GATATAGGACGTCACCGCGCCATTCGCGTCGCCGATCTTCGCATTGAGTTTGTCAATCTCAACGCGCAAATTTGCTTGCTTCAGTGGGTCAGTCTCAGTGGCCAGTTTGGCCTGAGCATTAGCCAGTTTGAGTTGCGCCTGCGCCAATTCATTGGCGCTCAGCGCGCCCTTGCGCTGGGCGGTGACGGCCTTCCCCTGCGCCGCTTCGAGGTCTTTGATCTGGCCGTACAGGTCGTTGGCTTTTTGAGACAACTCGCTCAAATCATCAGCGTAGTTCTTGTTCGCCTCGCCAACCGGACCATCAACCAGGCCCATCCAGTAATCAGCCTCGTTTTTCAGCGCCTTCAGATCGAGCGTACTTGCGCCGGCCGCCGCGCCCAGGGCGCCTAGATCGGTGGCTGCGCCTCTCGCGGCATCGCCGGCCATCTTGATCTGTGCGGCCAACGCTTCATCGCTCGCCGCCGCATCATATTGCGCTTGCATCAACCGGACTTCGTCGGCGGTTAAGACCTTCACCGATTCATCGATCACTTTGTTTATTCCGGTCAAGCCGTCGGCGCTGTTTCGCCACAATCCCACCAGGCGCGCGCTGCGCTCGATTTCGGTGTTGTAATCGGCCTGCGTAATCTTGCCCTTGCGCAGTTGGTCCTGCATCTCTGCCTGGTGCGCAATGAAGGTATCCTTCAGGATGTTGCTGCCGCGCAGCATGATCAAGATCTGCGCATTGGCTGTATCGCCCTTCTTCTGGAATTCTTCCAGCGCTGCGGCCGCGTTCTTGGTCGGCCCGATCAGCCCGTTCATCAGCACCGCCGCATCCGTCAGGTTTGGCAGCAGGCCCATCACCAGTGTGTCTTTGATCGAGCCGATAGTATTCTCGAAGCGTTTGGTCTGAAACTCCATTGTGCCGGACGCGGCACTGTACGCTTTCTCCAGGCTGCCGCTGGCATTCTCCATTTTGCCCAGAATCTCGGCATAAGCCTGTCCCTGGCTGCCGGCCGTAGAAAGCACGCCCGTCAAGGCGCGGATGTTGGGAATGATCAGGTCCAGTTGCTCGACGTTGCCGCCGGTGCGCTGCATCAAATCCTGTAAAGCCACCAGCAAGCCCTTGTCGCGAATCGCGGCGCGCACTTCGTCGGCGCTCGTCCCCATTGCGGCTAGCGCATCCTGGGCTTGCTTGCCAGGGGCTTCCAGCGCCCCGATCGTCCCGCGCAGCGCCGTGGCGGCTTCCTCAGCGCTCATTCCAGTGCGCGTCATGGTGGCCAACGAAGCGGCTACTTGCTCAAAGGATACGCCCGCCGCCGCCGCAATCGGCAGCACGCGGCCCAGCGCCCCGGCCAGGGCCGCCGGTTCGCCCTTGCCTTCCTTCACGGCTTGAATCAACACATCCGTGACGTTGGCCGCGTCGCCCGCGCCCATTTTGTACGCGTTCAGCGTGCTGGTCACCGCGTCCGCCACGGTCTTGGTTTCACCCAGGCCGGCCGCACTCGCCTTGGCCGAGACGGTCAGGATGTCCATGGCCTGTTGACCCGCAAAGCCGGACGAGGCGACAAAGTACAGCCCTTCGGCGAGTTCCTTGGAGGACTTGGGCAGTTCAGTGGATAGGCCGATCACATCGGCCGTCAAACCCTGGATCGCGCTGGCGCTCGTGCCCGTCAATCCCTCGATGCGGCTCATCACCGTTTGCAATTCAGCGCCACTGCCGATGAAGTCGCCCATCGCGCGCACCACGTCGCCGACGATGAAGCGAAAGTTCATGTAGTTCGACGCGACACTGGACACGACGCTGCCCAGCGTCTGCTGTTTGCTGCCGCTCTCTTCCACCTTGGCGCTCAACCGATCGACCGCGGTGGTGTACTGCGTCAGGGTGATGTCGCCTTTGGCAAAGGAGTTGGTCAGCGCCGTCAATTGCGCCGCCGCTTGTTGCGAGGAGGCCGACGCCAGGCCATGCGCCTGCTGAATCTGCCGCACGGCTGCGTCGTACTGCTGCACGCTAATCTTGCCGGCGTTCAGCAGTTGGTTCAACTGCCCAATCGACGCCCGCGCCACGTCGCCCTTGGTTGCGCCGTTCAGCGTTTCCGCCAGCCCGTTCAGGCGCTGTCGATAGGCGTTCAATTCACCACCAAACTGCACCAACGAATTGCGCGCCGCGCTCAGGCCGGTTTGAAATTCGCGCGTGTCCGCTCCGATGGTGGCATACAGTCGAGAGATTTCGCCAGACATAGTTCACCTTTCCCCCTCCCCTATCGCGGCGTTAGCGCTACGGGGGAGGATGGGAGGGGGTCATTTATAGCGCCCGATCCAGCCGTTGGCCTCTTGCTCTTCATCCACCATCTCTAAGATGGCTCTGTCAGGCAGGGCCGGATCGGCCGTTTTCAACGCCTTGAAGATGCCCGTCATCTCGTCGAAGGTTTGCCACTCCACGATCTCCTTGACGGGCATCTGATCGATTTCGCTCAGGCTCTTACCCAGGCGCTCGGCTAACTGGAAGCGGTAACGGTAGAGTCCGTTTCGGACGATTTGACGTCGGGCGCTTTTGGGACATCGACATTCAGCCCCAGCATCGCTTTAGCCGCGTTGATGATGCGTAGCATCGGCGCGTCGTGCTGCTCGCCGATCGTTTGGATCTCGGCCTCGCTAAACATCGGCGCATCCGTCTCAGGATCGATCAACATCTCGGCCACTAGCCGCTTGCCAAACTCGCCGTTGGCTTCGCCGGCTGTATTCATGACAGCCAAAAACTTATCCAGCGTTAGCGCCCGTAAGAGCACTTGCCCGCCCAACTCTGGCACGGGGAGCCAGTGCTCAGGGCGCTTAGCCGCCAGCACATCCGCGCGCGTCAACGCCTTCAACTCATCCATGTTAGTAGGCCGTAGCCGCGACGTCAGCCTGCAACTTGAACGTCACGCTGAAGCGCGTGATGTCGTTGTAGCCCTGCTTGCGTTGGCGATTCTGCACCATCGCCACCACGCTGTACTTCGGCTTGCCGGTCGCCGTGCCTTCCGGCGCGTACTCGATCGTACCCTCGGTGCCCGGCGCAACGCCGTTCCAGGTGGCCGTATCGCCGGCATTGTGGTTGGAGTTCAATGAGAACTGGCCCTTGGTCAGGCCGGCCAGCACGCTATCGTGCGTGTCGCTGCCCGCGCTCTTGTCCACCAGGTCCACATTCTCGTCCGTGTCGATCGTCGTGAAGCGACCGAACGTGATCGAGGCAAACTTCAACACTGCACTGCGTCCTAAATATTCAGCCATCATTGACCTCCGTCATTTGGCAAGTTTGATGCGATAGAGCGCGCCGCGCTGAAATACCGGCGCGCCGTTGACCACTTCGTCGAGCTGCACTTCGCTTTCGCGCAGACACGCCAGCAAATTCCAGCCCGTCACGCTGAAACTCTGCTGGTGCAGCCGCGCGCGAATCTCATCGTCAATCTGCCCGGCGGCCAGTTTCGTCTCCGCCAAGCCCTTCACCAGGTACACCACCTCCACCCGATCCACGGCGGTCTCGTTCGCGTCTCCGCCGCCGCCAAACGCAAATAGCACATACGGCCGCGCGGTTGGCTGCGGCGCAATCGGGTTGTAGACCTTCGCCCCCACCAGCGCATACAGCGCCGTGGCCGGCGTCGTCAACTGTGTAAAGAGTGCGGTTTCCAGTGCGTTCATCATTCAATCCCGTATTGCCGGAACGCGTCGCTCAACGCGCGCTCGAAGGCCGGGCGGTTCTTCTCCACCGCCTTGCTCAGCATCAACTCCGGCCCAAAGCCGCGATGCCCCACTTCCCAGTAATAGGCGTACTCCACCACGCTGCCCACCACTGCAAAGTTTGCGCCGCCGGGCGGCACACTGACCAACGGCGCGCCGCTGGGCACGCTGTTGGCCACCTGGCCGCCGCCGCACAGCTGCACCATCCAACTGTTCTTCATCGCGCCCGTGTCCACCCGTTTCGTGTTCTCGGTCGCGTCCGCCTGAATGGCGATCGCCGCCGCGTTGATCGCGTTGCGCGCCAATTCCGGCGCCCGCAGGATCAGGCTATCCAACTTGCGCGTGTCAATCGTTACATCCCAGCGCACGTTCATTTGGCCACCAGCTGCACCCGCTTCGCCGTCGAGTAACTCTTGGCGTCGTCAATCCCGATCACCTCAAACGTCTGGCCATCCTTCACCACCCGATCGGTGATCGCAATCGCCTGGTCGTACTGCAGCGTCAGCCAGTAGCGCTGCGCCGGCGCCACCTGGCCCGCTTGCAGTTCCTCGCGCGGCTGCGTGCGGTCCACCGCCAGCCGGCAGGGCACATGGGTCGCGTAATCCGTCCACGTTTCCGTATAGCCGCCCGCGCCGTCGCTCGGTCGCGTCACGCGCTGAATCGTGCACGTATCGGGCAGCAACTTTGCCGCCTGGGAGCGGATGTAGGCCAGATCGCTGTCGCTAATCATGCTCGCCTCAATGCGCGCAGCGCGCGCACCCGATCGGCGCACCGCCGCTGATAAATCTCGCGGTCGGCCAGCACGCCCGTGTCCACGTCGCGCCCGTCCACCTTGACAACCGTCAGCCCGTTGGTGTCCAGCAGCGGGATCTTCGCCGCAATCACCTCGCGGCCTAACTCCTCGGCGCGCAGACTCATCTCCACATCCACAAACCAATGCGCGTACTCGGTCGGCCACGGCCCCAGTTCGCGCCAGGTCGCCAGCGTCGCCGCGTACAGCCCGGTCACATACGCCACCGGCCGCCCGTCAATCTCGGTCAGCCAGTTATCGGGGCAGGCCTCAAAACCCACCCACGCGCCGCCGGCCGCCGCCAGTTCGATGCGCAGTTGAAATGGTCCCTGGGCGCGCACGTCGTCCAGCCAAACGATGAGTGTTTCCGCGGCAACCATTCCGCCCAGCATCGGCAGCAGCGCGTTGATCGCGTCGGCGAACTCGCGCCACTGCCCGCTGATGACGCGCACGCCCGGCGCGACATCGTGCGCCGCCACGCGCACCGCCGGGTCATTGTGCTTGTC